CGTGCGTACAATCAACTAAACCAAAAAGATTTCTTCGGCCTTGATGGTCGTACCCGTGATCTTTCGTTTATTGATCGTATCAATATTCATTTCAAAATTGGTCCTTTCTTTAAAGTAGAATTCAATACCGATACCGAACGTCAGTTGTTGGAAGAAGTTCGTAGTGTTGAAACTTGGGAAGATGTTCTTGCAATTACAGATAAGTTGTGGGAATATTCCAAAGAAGAACAAGAACAATTGATGAAAGAATTGTATAAACAAGATCAAGAAATGTCTGACGGTGACGATGACATGTCTGACGATTTTGAATTCGGAGAAGGTGATGATGATGGTGAATCACATTTCGGTTCAGATGATTTTGAATCCGAAGAAGGTGATGAAGAATCTGATGGTCCATCTGACAACAATCCTTTTAAAGATTCTACACCGTCAGATAAAAATCAATTCACTCCTCGTGTAGAGACTGATGAGAACTTCCGTCGCAATGAAAAAAGATTGCTTGATGAGAAGTCCAGAGAATACAAGTATGTTCACGTTCCTACTGAAGTCAACTTAGATGAGATCGTTACACCAGCAAAACGTGTAATCGGTTTACTTGAAGATCACTTCAAAGAAACGTCAACGGATTATATGATTGATGCAGATCGTGAACAGAAATCATTCAAGCAAAAGAATGAACGTTATATTACCATGCTTGCAAAAGAATTTGAGATGCGTAAAGCCGCAACTAAGTTCTCAAAAGCCAAAGTATCTACTACTGGTGATATTGATATTAACAAAATCTACAAGTATAAACTTGATGATGCAATCTTCAAGAAAGTTATGCGTGTACCAAAAGGTAAATCGCATGGTCTAGTATTGTTTCTTGATAAGTCTGGATCCATGTCAGAGAATATGGCTCCATCAATCGAACAGATTTTGATCCTTTCATATTTCTGTCGTAAGGTTAATATTCCTTTTGTTGTTTACGGTTTCGGTAATGCACTTGACGCTCGCTCAGCTGACATTGGCACTTACTGTAATCCTGTACAGATACGTGAAAAACAATTCAAAAATAAAGCTGGAGAAATTATTGTTGCACCAGTATTTTTGCGTGAGTATCTGAACTCATCAATGTCTGCATCAGAGTTTCAAAAATCTGTAAAGATGTTAATGTTGTTGCGTAAGACTTTTGAAAGTAGAAGTAATTGGAAAGTTCGTCACTATGCTCCAATACCTATGTGTGAAAGTCTATCAAATACACCTTTGATTGAATCTTTGTTTGCTTCACGTAAATTGATTGAACAGTTCCGTGCAAAAAACAATTTGGATATTGTGAATCTGGTTATTGTACATGACGGTGATGCTGATGCTTTGCGCCATGTTTACAAAAAAGGTGAACACGAATTAGAACCTGAACATGCTTCACCAGAAGCATACAATACAATCTTAATTGATCGTAAGAATAAGTTTGCTGTGAAATACACTAGTTGTTATGGTGGTTTGCGTGAAGCTGCTATGTTATGGTTGACTAAGGTAACTGGTGCTAAGGTGTATGGTTTCTTTATTACTGGTGACGGTAATCGTAATATTAAAAGTGCGATTGAATCTCGTTATGAGGATGAAGATTCTAAAAGAATTAAAGCAATACAAGATGCTTGGGAGATGCGCCGTCAGAATGAAGAATGGCTTAGCAAACAAGCGAAAATAATTAAGAAACAAAAGTTTCTTGAGTGTAAAACTAGAGGTTATGACAACTTCTTCCTGATTCCTGGCGGTAGTGATTTGAAGATTGAGGAAGAAAGCCTTGAGATTAATGGTAAGATTACCTCAGGTAAATTGGCAAATGCCTTTATGAAAATGAACAAATCTCGACAAGTTAACCGAGTTTTGGTGTCTAAATTTATCGGTGGTATTGCTGTTTGAGCTTGACAGTAATGCCATTTGATGTTATTATTATGATGTACCTTTGATTTGGAGTCTATATTATGTCAGTTCGTACTGAGTCCCGTGAGATGTTTTTGAATGCTCTGCAATCTAGTGGTAAAACTTCTGTTTCTAAAACAGAAATTGAAAATATTTGTGATGATTTAGGAATCAAGATCCCTCAATGGTTTTTGAAAGATGCATCTAACCGTGCTGCTCGTGGCATGTACTGGGTTCCTAATCTCTCTGCGAAAGTATTACCGATGAAAAAAGAAGAACCAACTAACGATGTTAAGAAATCGCATCGTATTACTAATGTAACTACTGATCTTGAAACAGAGAACCTAGTTCCTACTGTTTACAAGAACTATGTTTCGTTTGGTAACTTTGATGACATTCACAATATCATTAAGTCTGAACAATTCTTTCCAGTATTCATTACTGGTCATTCGGGTAATGGTAAAACTATGTCAATCGAACAGGCTTGTGCAAAAGCAAAACGTAAATTCATTTGCGTTTCTATGACTCCTGACACCGATGAATCTGATCTATTGGGTAACTATGTTCTCATTGACGGTCAGATGGAATGGCGTGATGGTCCTGTGACCGTTGCTGCTCGTCAGGGTGCGGTACTATGTATCGATGAGATTGACTATGGTGCAAACAACCTTGCAGCTCTGCAACGTGTTCTAGAAGGTAAACCATTCCTCTTGAAAAAGAAAAACGAATTGGTAACACCTGCACCAGGTTTTACAATATTTGCTACGGCAAATACTAAAGGTAAAGGTTCTGAAGATGGACGTTATATGTACACTAACGTTTTGAACGAAGCTTTCCTTGAACGTTTCCTCAATACAATGGAACAAGATTGGCCGTCAAACGCAATCGAACGTAAGATTGTGAACAAAGAATTAGATTCTGTCGGTCGATCAGATGAGGAGTTTGCACAGAAACTCGTTACTTGGGCTGACGTTATTCGTAAAACGTTTAACGAAGGCGGTGTTGATGAAGTTATTTCAACTCGGCGTTTGGTACATATCGTTAAGACATACGGTGTGTTTGGTAATAAGATGAAATCGATTCAACTATGTTTGAACCGCTTTGATATTGATACCAAAACTTCATTCCTTGATTTGTATACCAAGGTTGATGGTGGTGCAAGTGCTGATGAAATCATAACAGCTCAAACAACCGAACCAGAAGCAGCTCAAACTGGCGAAGAAATTCCTTTCTAACATGATTACCTGAGAGAGTATTGACTTACTCTCTTGGGTGTTGTATTATTATAAAACAGAGAAAAGTCGCCTCTGTACCATTTACGTGCGACTAGTTTAAATTATGGAGTATTAACTATGAAATCAGCTAAACAAAAAGTTCTATCTTACTTGTCTAAAGAAGATGGTTACAACACACTAACAGCAAACAAAATGCAAAACGTTTTCGGTATTGCAAACCCATCTGCAACAATCAATGAGTTGCGTAATGACGGTCATGCGATCTATCATAACAGCCGTGTTAAAGCAGACGGTGAGAAAGTTTTCTTCTACCGTTTAGGTACACCAACTAAGCGTATGGTTGCAGAAGGAATTGCGGCAATTCGTGCTCAAGGCGAACGTGCATTTGCCTAATAGTAGGTAAAACAGGCGGAGAGAGGAGATATATATTAGTATGTCCCCTCTCTCTTTTTTATGGATAAAATATGGAAATTCAAGTCAAAATAGATGAACTGAGAAAAAATAAACTCTTTGTAGCAACACCGATGTACGGTGGTCAAAATCATGGTTTGTATATGAAATCTTCTTTAGATTTACAAGCAGTGATGATGCGATATGGGGTAGAAACTAAGTTTTCTTTTCTGTTCAACGAATCATTAATTACAAGAGCACGAAATTATCTAGTAGATGAATTCTTGCGTTCAGATTGCACACACTTACTCTTTATCGATTCTGATATTCATTATGATCCACGTGATGTCATCGCATTGATGGCACTTGATAAAGATGTTATTGGTGCTCCTTACCCTAAGAAGTCAATCAACTGGGGTAACATTGCAAGCGCAGCTCGCAAGCATCCAAACCTTGATCCTAAAGAACTTGAAACCCTTGTTGGTGAATATGTTTTCAATGTGGTTAAAGGTACATCACAATTTCAAGTTACAGAACCACTTGAAGTGATGGAAATTGGTACAGGATTCATGATGGTTAAACGTGAGGTATTCGGAAAGTATGCAGAAGCATATCCAGAGTATCGTTACAAACCAGATCATGTTGGTCAAGCAAACTTTGATGGTTCAAGATACATTCATGCGTATTTTGATACAGTCATTGATCCTGAATCTGAGCGTTACTTGTCAGAGGATTACATGTTCTGTCAATGGTGGCGTAAGATCGGTGGACAGATTTTCCTCTGCCCATGGATGAAAACGCAACACATCGGTACCTATGCTTTCTCTGGCAATATGCCAAAGGTAGCGGAACTAACCGGTAAACTGTAATGGACCGAGATGCTATTAGAGCTGCCATTGAAGATGGCATCAAGGCATCTCAAACTGCAACAACTGGTGGTCGCAAGTTTGATGGTGATAAACTAGAGTATGGTTTATTGCCACCACTTGCATTAAAGGCTACAGTTGACGTATTGACGTTTGGTGCAAAGAAGTACGAACGAGGTAATTGGAAGTACGTTCCTGAATCCAAACGAAGATACTTTGACGCATTGCATCGGCACATATGGGCATGGAAAGAAGGTGAACAACTAGATCCAGAATCTGGTAGACATCATCTGGCTCATGCCATATGTTGCTTGATGTTTATGTACGAACATGATATACTCTATTCTATTGATGACAATTTTAATCATGAGGTAAAAAATGAAACTATCCAAAGAGACAATTGAAGTTCTTAAAAACTACGGTGCTATCAATCAAGGTATGTACTTCCGTCAAGGTAAGTTTTTAAAGACTGTCAATTCCCACAAAAACATTCTAACAAGCGCACAGATTGACGAGGACATTCCAGTTAATTTCGGTGTGTATGATATCAACAACTTCCTAAGTGTTATATCACTTGATGAATCACCAGAGTTTGAATTCAGTTCAAATGATGTTAAGATCAAGTGTAAAGGTGGTCGTAGTACAATCAAGTATGGCTTCTGCAAACCAGACCTAATCGTTTGTGCTCCAGAAAAAGACTTGGTAATGCCTGATCCAGAAATTCAATTCAATCTTTCACAAGATGACTTGAAGTGGATTCTACGTAGTGCAAGTGTATTGGCTACACCGCAAGTTGTTGTTGAATCTGATGGTGCAGATATCAATGTTACTGCAACTGACCTTTCTAATGATTCTACCAATGTCAATACTCTACGAGTTGGTGACGGTAATGGTAGTTCATACAAAATGATTTTCAAGGCTGAGTTCCTTGAGAAACTTATGTCTGGTAATTACGAAGTTAAGATTTCTTCAAAAGGTATCTCGCATTTCAAAAATACTGGTCGTAAGATTGAATACTGGATTACTACTGAAACTGGTAGTAAATTTTCTGCATCCTAATAGGACATTTATATTATGAAACAATTCTTTACTTCTAAAGAAGAATACATTGCTGTTCTCCAAACAGAAATGGAAACATTGTTGCGTTATTACTTTAATCCAAGTACAGAAGGAACAGGACACTACAACACAGCAGCAAGTGTCCTGTCCGAAAGAATTAAAGAATTACAAGCGCAAGTTTAAATTATGATTTTTGTGAAAGGTTCTAATGGAACATATATTATGGACAGAGAAGTATCGTCCTCAAACGATAGAAAACTGTATCCTACCAGAACGTCTGAAAAAACCATTTCAGGAATACGTCAATCAAAAGACTATTCCAAATCTTCTATTGAGTGGTGGTCCAGGAGTCGGAAAGACAACTGTAGCCAAAGCAATGTGCAACGAGATAGGATGCGATTACCTAGTAATCAATGGTTCTGATGAATCTGGTATTGATACATTCCGCACTAAAATAAAGCACTATGCTTCTTCTATGTCATTTGATGGTAATCGTAAGGTTATCATCATTGACGAAGCGGATTATCTAAATCCCAATTCTACACAACCTGCTCTGCGTAATGCGATTGAAGAATTCGCAAGTAACTGTTCGTTCATCTTTACTTGTAATTACAAGAATCGTATCATTGAACCATTGCACTCACGATGTGCAGTTATTGACTTCAAGATCGAGAACAAAGACAAGCAGGAAACTGCAGCTGCATTCTACAAACGTGCAGCACAGATTCTGAAGCAAGAAAATGTTGAGTTTG